GGCGTAGGCCCAGAATCCGCAGCCAATTATTGGCCGATGTGGATTCGGTTGTTGAATCAACCGACGCGCATCACCTCTGCAAGGTGACGCGGCTTACGCGCTTCGCGTAAGTCCCTGCCACAATCACTTTGTGGTCGAAGACCCCCAAATCATGGGGGAATCCATCAGTGAACTCCGTATAGTCCACGTGGAGCATTGCTCCAGGATCAGGAATGTACTCCTGGTCCACAGGTATCGCAGTGGCGATATCTATGGGTAGACGGTAAGTATCATCTACCCGTCCAGTTAAATAAATAACTGGATCTAAAGCCAACACATAGTGCGGCTTTAAGGTTCTGCCTTCGCAGGCATACCTAACCTTATGACATAATTTTATGTCACGGGTGACAATCCCAATGATTTCTTTGGGTTCGTCTGGAATCATATGAATAATATATGAATCCGACTCAAGTACTAAGTTGAGTCTCTGCACTACTCTTGGTGGTAGTGCCGTGCCCTCCTGTATCATACTCAGGACGGCTGGGAAGGACATTTCTTCAAAAGATATTTCCCTCTCTGCCCAGTCGTTGAACAAATCACGGCTGGAAGGGTAAGGTTCTATGACCTTACTCCACCCCAGGTTCATGGGATCCATGCCTGGGATTTTCGACTTGTAAACAAAGTACGTGTCGATGTCCTGAAAAGAAAATCCAGGATTTCTCCACTTTTCTATGAAGTGTCGATATTCGATTTGGGGCTCACTTTGGCCACCATCGAATTTCCTGTCTATCGAGAAGACAGGCTCTGCGGGGGTTCTCCCCTGCAGTAGGTCTTTGTAATAAAGACCTCTAGCAAGCCTAAAGAAGGTCTGCTGTGGTTTCTCAATTTCGCGAAACCGCATTGAGCGAAGCATTATCTTCGCCTCCTCAGTCCTTGGTTCAAGAACTGCTTCAGGGGGTAACAATCCCTTGAGACCATCCAATTTTGGAAGGTACAGGTGGTGCTTATGCACCACCTTGTCAAGCCTGTCTGATCTGACAAACTTGTGACTGAACATATTGTTCAGAAGTGAGACCATTCTGAACTTGGTCTCACGGGGGTTGTGGGTTTTATCGTCCACGACCCTCCTGAGGAACTCCGGCGAATGCGGGAACCCTCCATCACCACCCATTTCTAGAGGGGTGAATGGGCAGAGAGTATCTCTGTCCTGCGGTACCAAAATATGTTGGTACAGCGATGCCATAGCAAAGTGAAGCCTGGCGTCCTGGTTAACTTGGTTAACCCATCGCGACTCCTTTCCTAGGAGGGCGAATCTGCCCTGATTTGTGGCAGAATACGCATCTGTTTCTAGTTGCGTTGGGATCAGTAGTCTGATCCTTGGGTAGTCTAAATATAATAGCTCCTTACCCCGTCTCATACGGACGTGGTTGGTATCATGTGCATATTGTGGCAAAATGGTACCCTCCTCGCAGTAAAATGCGAAGTGTTCAGAGATGTACGTATCATCTTCTGAAATCTTGAAAAATTTTCCAAGATTAAGCAAATGATTACTCAATTGCTTGCGATGAGAGCTTAAAGCTATCTCATCATCCCCCACTAACGTGTAGGTGGATAGCAGACTCAATCTGCAGCAGTAGTCGTGGACTACAGTCAACATGAATTTAGTCATCATGTCGCCCATCAGCCAAGATCTCTTGGCTGTGACAAGGCCAAATCCTTGGCCCTGTGGCACAAAGCAGTAACGCTTTGAGCAATACAGTGTTTTCATAAGCACTGATAAACCCCTAGGCATCCCTGGGGTCAGTCTTATCATATAATGTAAGACCTCTCTGGCTACATCTTTATTACCAAAGTCAGTTGCCTCCGACAAATCGGTCGAGAGGGCATACACATTACCTTCTTGTAGTGTGTCCCAATTCTCATTTTGAGGATTGAGGGTCTGTTGGAGGAATCTCCACAGATGGCGGTCTGCACGCAGACCGGACTGCACCCCTTTAGACTTAAGGGTTGCTTGATACACATGTGCAAATATGCCCATGAGAACTTGGTACGCATATGGTGCGACCGTTATCGTCCTGGCCTTTCCAGGCTCCGCGACGACATGCACGCGTACACAACGTACGTATGCAGGGTGGTGCAAAATATTATGCACCGCCCAGTTCAAAACATCTTCAGATGTTCTGACAGGGGTCGGAGTAATATACTCCGGCTCCAAGGTCTCGAAATTATATCGAGCCTTCAGCGACTTGCATCTTGCAAGCTGCTGAAGAAAAGTGGTCTTTCCACCTTTCGCGCGCGTCTTTTCCAAACACGCGGTAGTCCCAACTGATAGGACTGCCTTCGAGGGATCAGCGTCCCTCGCTCCACCCAGCGTTTCAATTAAGACCGCTGGGTCCATCTGCACCTTTTCAGAAGGCGTAGACACCGTTGAGATAAATTTCTCAATGGAGGTCCGCAGCATTTTATTATCTGCGAGCCCTGTAGCCCTGGTTTGAGTCCAGAGCAATACGTACCTACCGAAGTCGGTAGGCCCGTCAAAATCCTGTTTCTTTTGACAGGATCTTAGGTAGGGCAACATTGTTGCCTTACACGGGACATCGTCAATGTGTCCTTTGAGAGCGAATGCCTTACGCATCGCCTTCTTGAGGGATTTAAAATCTCTCTGGAACAGTGCATAGTTATTTGCACAGTTCTCTAACGCCCAACGCGTTAGATGGTCCACCTCGTCGTGGGCCGGTTCCTCTACTGAACTAATTAGTAGAGGCAAGACAGTGGCGTCGGCTGTATGCCACCACTGCCTGACCCGACCAAGTTTGCCCTGGTCGAGCTCCAATTGCAACTTTGTTGCAAAATGTTTACTTGTACGGTAGTACAAGTTTCTCAGAAGTAAAGACTTCTGTTGTCTTGGTTCGAATTGATCCAAGAATGCGGGTGCATTGCGCACCCTCAAAACTTTCTCCTGGAATCCAGGAGAGACACGCCTCTCAAAGATTGAGGCGCAACTGCGGAATTCGCAGTAATAATCCTCCAATTTATGGAGGTACGTGGAACTTGGTTCCACGAGGATTCTGGGCCCCGCCCGTCCCAATGAGGGGAGTGGGGGGGCCCAGCGAGTTGCCATTTTTC